CCGCCTCGCGGAAGACTCCAAGGGGTTGCGTGTCGAGATCGACGTCCCCAACACAACGGACGGTAACGACCTCTGGACGCTGGTCGAGCGAGGCGACATCAGCGGCATGTCGTTCGGCTTCCGCGTGACGAAGCAAGAGTGGGACGAGACTGGCGATCTGCCAACGCGCACCATCCAGGCTGTCGAATTGTTCGAGGTCAGCGCGGTCGCCTTTCCGGCTTACGAGGACACCAGCATCGGCAAGCGCTCGCTCGAACAGGCGCGCGCCGAGGCAGACCGCGCCCGCGCTGACGAGGAGCGGAAGCGCCAGAACGCGGCGGCGGCGCAGCGGCGCATCGCCGAGAAGCGGGCCGCCATGGAGCAGAAGATTCGGGGCATCCGGCAGGACGCACCGTAGTCACCCGGTAGAAGCCGGAGGGCAGGACGATCCTGCCAGTCAACCACAATGGCCCGCTCAGCGGGCCTTTTCTTTTGGAGACATGTATGTCCCTTACCGAACTGCAGGAAAAGCGCGGCCGTCTCGTTACGCAGGCTCGCGAAGCTCTCGATGAGATCAAGACGAACACCGACGAGGCGCGTGCCGCAGAGCTCGACGCTCGTCATGACGCCATTATGGCCGAGTTCGACAAGGTCGAGAAGCTGATCGAGCGCGAGCAGAAGCTCGTCGATCTCGAGAAGCGCCTTGCTGAGCGCGCCGAAGAGGAACGCAAGCGTCAGCGCCCGACCGGTCGCGACGTCGCCGCTCCCGCGGCAGCCGACAGCGAAGGCCCCGACTATCGATCGGTGTTTTACAAGTTCCTCGCGAACGGCGCGGATCTTGGTGAGCTCGAGGCCGAAGAGCGCAAGGTGCTCCGCAGAGGCGCCGCTCCGAAGGACGCCGAAAAGCGCATCCAGACGGTCGGCACGTCCACCGCCGGCGGTTACACGGTCCCGGTGGAACTCGCCAATCAGATCATCAAGTCCATGAAGGCTTGGGGTCCGATGTACGACGAGGACATCGCGACGGTCATCAACACCTCCGCGGGCAACGTAATCAATCTGCCGACGGTGGACGATACGGCCTCCACGGCCGGAACTCACACCGAAGGGACTCCGCTGACGGACGACGGCGGCAAGGACGTCACGTTCGGCCAGAAGTCGCTGGAATCCTACGGCTTCGACACCGAGTTCGTGAAGTTCTCGCTTGAGCTCTCCCGCGACTCGATCTTCAACATCGAGGCTCTTCTCGGCGAGCTTCTCGGCGAGCGCCTTGGCCGCATCGCCAACACGCAGCTGACGACCGGCTCGGGCACCTCCGCCCCGCACGGCATCGTCGCGGCGTCGTCCCTCGGCGTGACTTCGGCTGCAACCACCGCGATCACCTATGACGAGATCGTCGATCTCGTGCACTCGGTCGACCCGGCCTACCGCACCTCGCCGAAGGTCCGGTTCATGTTCAACGACCTGACGCTCGCGGCGCTCCGCAAGCTGAAGGACGGCGACGGCCGGTACATCTGGACGATGGGCGACGTGCGCGGCGGAGTGCCTGGCACGATCCTGGGATACAACTACAGCATCAACCAGGCGATGGACTCGTTGGCGGCCGCCAAGAAGGTCATGCTCTTCGGAGATCTCGGCAAGTACTTCGTGCGCAAGGTGGGCGCTCCCTTGATCGGCGTCCTTCGCGAGCGCTTCTGGCCGGATCTCGGCATCGCCGGTCTGATCTACTTCGACGGCGAGCTCGGCGACACCGCCGCGGTGAAGCACCTCATCACGCACGCGTAACCAGTACTGGGGCGGGCTTCGGCCCGCCCCTTTTCATAGGAGGACCGCATGGCTGACTATAGCGGCAAGGTTTACCGCAAAATCGGCGGCGACGAATTGGTTATCGCGAGCGGCGGCAAGCTGACCGTCGAGGCCGGTGCGACCGTTACCGGGCTGGATGGTGCAGGCGGGGCTGCAGATGCATCCGATGTGACCGTGGCTGCCATCTCGGGCGTCACGGGCACGGACGTGCAGGCAGTCCTTGCGGAACTCGCCGGACGAATTGCGACGCTCGAGGCCGCGTAATGCGGATCGTCATGCTCGTCGGCCTCGCCGGGAATGCATACACGCTCGGTCCTGGCGATGAGCGTGACTTTCCGGACGCCGAGGCCATCCGCCTGATCGACGCCGGTTATGCCGCGCCCGTCGCCGCGCAAGCTGTAGAGCGAGCCGTCAACCAGCCGATCGCGGAGCGCCGCGGCAAGCGAGGCAAGAATGTGGTACCCCGCAACGGTGACGCAGCCGCCGGAGGCTGAGCCGGTCACGCTCGACGAGGTGAAGGCGCAATCGCGCATCACATTCGATGACGATGATGCGCTTCTTGAGCGGCTCATCACGGCGGCGCGCGACCACGTCGAGAAGTACTGCGGCACCCCCCTGGTCACGCAGACGATCGCACTGAGGTGCGATGGTTTCCAGGATTTCGCGCGCCTGCCCGTTGCTCCGATGCAGTCCGTCGCGAGCGTCAAGTACATCGACACGGACGGCCAGGACACCACCCTGCCGGCCGAGGTATATGAGCTGCGCGCAGATGGGCTAGAGGCGCTCATTGCGCGGCGCTACGGCCAGCACTGGCCGGCGATTCAACGCGGATCGCGTATCACCGTGACGGCGGTGGCCGGTTACACCTCGGTGCCGCCTGCGGTCAAACACGCCATGCTGCTGTTCATCGCGGAGGCGTACGAGAACCGCGAGAACGCCCCACAGGGGGGCTGGTCGGCAATGGATAGCCTGCTCTCGAACTATAGGCGCTTCGCCTAATGCCCTGGGTTCGCTTTACCGCCAACTACGATTGGTCACCACAGCGGAATGTCGACCTTGCCTACAAGACCGGCACGGTGGCGCTGGTGACGACGCGATGCGCGAGATCCGCCATTGCCGCGGGCAGGGCTGAGCGGGTTGAGAAGCCCCGCGGTGATGGAGATGACCAATGTCCGCCGGTGAGCTCCGCGAGCGCGTCGCCTTTGAGCGACGCGAAGACGTCGACGACGGATACGGGAACGTCAACGGCCAGTGGGTCGAGCAGTTCGTGACGGCTGCTCGGATTCAGCCCTTGAAGGGCGGCGAGGCGGTACAGGCAGACCGATTGGCCGGCAAGCAGCCGGTCATTATCCGCGTGCGCTATGCTGAGGCGACGAACGCCGTAGATACCAGCTGGCGCGCCCGGAACACCCGCACGGGCACGGTTTACAACTTGCGCTCGGCCGCCAACATGGACGAGCACCGCCGGTACATCGACTTTCTCGCCGAGGCTGGGGTCGCGACCTGATGGCGACGAAGATGCAAAACCGGGAGCGCCTCCTGCGCAAGCTGGCGGCGCTGTCGCCGGCAACGCGGTCGGCGATCAAGCAGGCTATCGCGCAGGGCGCCGACGAGCTTGTCGCGGCACAGAAGAACCTCGCGCCGGTCAAGACGGGCAAGCTGCGTGATAGCATCAAGCAGACGTGGGGGGACAAACCAAGCGGCCCGTCAGGCATGTTGACGGCGGGCGGGGCGGTTGCGGGCGATCCCGACCTAACGGTATGGATCACGGCCGGCGACAAAGACGCTTTTTATGCCAGGTGGGTTGAGTTCGGGACGGCGCCGCACACGAACGGCGGCAAGTTCGCGGGCAGCGAGAACCCCGGCGCGACGCGGCACCCCTTCTTTTACTCGCCATACCGCGCCCTGAAGCGTCGCATTAAATCGCGCATCACGCGCGCCACAACGAAGGCGGCGAAGGCCGTCGCAGCCGGCGGAGGCGGAACGACATGAGCGAGCCGTCTCTTGCCCTTCAGGCCGCCGTGGTGGCCGCGCTCAAGGCCGACGCAGATACGGCGGCGCTGATTGGTGCGAAGGTCTATGACCGCGTGCCGCCCGATGCCGTGACGCCATACGTCAACGTCGCTGATTTTCAGACCATACAAAGCGATGCCGAGTGCATCGACGGCGCGGAGATCTATTTCAACGTGCACGTCTGGTCGACGGCGGTTGGCCGCGTCGAGGCCGCCCGGATCGCTGGCGCGGTGCAGCGTTGCTTGCATGGCGCCGAGCC